TATCTACGAGAGGTAGCTTGGCTACGCTTCCTACGGTGGTATAGTTTGCTGCGAGTGCAACGGTGGCTGCTGCCAAGTATGCCTGTGTAGCTATCGGAGCTTCGCTTCCGTTGTATGCCGGGAGATACATCTCGCTCATATTGCCCGTCCCAGTGGCATCGAAGAAGGAGGAGTCGTAGGTGAAGCCAGCCTCGTTCATGATGGCATCAAAAACCTTCTTCACTTGGATGTATGGGGTGAGCTCACCTTGATACAACCCGTCGGTATCCGTCCACGGGGGATTGGAAGGGAACGACCAGTTGAAGCCCTTGTCAATGAGTCCGTACCGAATCTCGGGAGCGATGCCCGTAGCTCCGGTCCATGAATCTACTATGTTCGCCTGATTGAGGGTGTGGTCGTAAGCAGAGAGGTCGAGGTCCGTCAGCATCCCATCCCCGATGGCTGTCTTCAGGTCGGTAGCTCCCGCGAAGAATACGACCTCGATGTCGGCGTAGCGTTCCTTCTGGAGGTACACCTTCTTCACCTGACAATACCCTCGTAGGATGGGCACCGAGTTGGCTACGAGCTCCGCTGAAATCTTCGTCTTGAGGTCCACCCCCACAGCCGAAGGAGAGACCAAGTTCCCGAGGATGCCGAGGTTGTTGGGAGTCGCAGGGATGCGGAAGGTCTGCGAGTACGATCCTGCCGCTCCGTTGATATTCTGCACATCGGAGAATTGGAGCGTGAGGTTGACGCTCTCGTCTTGGTATAGGTCGGCTTCCGTGCCGTTCATGTAGAGCCTCAGCATCTGATGTCTTGTGCGAGGGTGATGGTGAAGCTCACGTCGAAGGTCTTGGACGCAGCAGGGATAACCTGATAGCTCGAGGTGTCAATCGTGCAGGGCAGCCAGTCGCCTGTCCCCACCCGGAACATGACATTCTTCGAGCGGAAGGCGTACTGCAAGAGGTCGCGCTCCGAGGCCGTGAAAAGTTGATTCCTCAAGGCGTACTGCTCCTTGCCTGTGATATGGTAGGGTGTGGTCTGCCTGTCCCACGAGTTGAAGGAGAACCCGAGGCTCTTGCGGTAGTTCTTGCCCTCGGTCTGGATGGTCTTCAGGTTCCTCCCATCAAAGCGTAGGTAATCCCAACCCCCGACCGTGTTGGCCCATGCCAGCTGTACGGCATCGTGCTTGATAGGTCGGCAGTCCCTGTCGACTCGGATGGAACAAGAGACAGCCGCAGGTGTGCCGGCTCCGTCGGTGCCTCGGATGGTGTAGTAGTCCCAGTCGCTGTCCCACAAAGTATCAAAGAGGGTGGCGAGGTTGGCAGGCCCCAACGGGACGATGAGGTAGTTCTCCCCTACGGTGACGCTTGAAACTACGTTGTTGCTTATGGTGGCTACGTTGATATTGTTCTTGAAGAGCTTCACCTCAATCTCATCGAGCGAGGTGGCTGTCCCGAGGTTGTCGGTTTGGATGATGACTGCTATGGCTTCGTCCTCGGCAGCCATAACCATATCGATACGTCGTCCGGTAGAATCCACCTCACGGTCGGAGAGCCACGACTTTATACTGGATCCTGTCGGGTAGTAACTGGCAAAGCTGGGGTGGAGTCCCTGCGAGATTTGCATCGTACCCCCAAGGAGGAATAACGAAGCAGAATCGTCCATCGTAGGAGTCGAACCGGTGTAGTCCCCGACCTTGACGGTGTACCTCCTCATTACAGGTTGGGTGGAGGTGGTAGAAGATGCAGTCACGGTATGGATAACCCCAGAAGCGTAAGTGTCGGGAGCTGCCACCCTGCCTTCTGCGATGTCGCTCAAATCGAAGTACCCCTCATCATTCGCGTCAGGCGTGAGATAGTACGTTCCTATGAGCGTCCCGTCGGTGTTGTATGCCGTGGACTCGTAGACCTCTACGGCATAGCGGAAGCCAGCCGTCACCGTGGCGGTGGTGCTGAACTGAAAGATGAGAGGCTGCCCAGCGGGGCGTAGCAGGTCGGGAGCGGAGTCGATGGAGGCGGCCATTATTTGGGTTTTACAGTGATATTGCCCGACTTGAATTCGAGCGATTGCAGGAGGTCTTGGGCGAGGGCTTCCCCGAGCTTCGTTTGGAACTTGGGGACTTGGGCTTCCAGGGCTGCCTCATAGTATCGCAGGCCCTCGATGCCGTTCCTCTTGATGCTTCGGGCTATGAGGAAGGCGGCACTCTGGAGGCGTGACTCGGTGGCTTTCACGAAGCGTCCGTCCTTGTCGCGCAGCCTCACAGGCTTGACCTTCATCCACTTCCGGATGGCAGGGACAGGCAGCTTGTTTTCGTTTCTATACGAATAGGGCGCACTGCGGTTCTTCCTTGTCCCATTCACACCCCAATGGATGAAGGCAGCATACGGCAAAGGACTCCCGAAGGAGACCCTGCCGCCGCTTATCTTGTATTCGAGAGATTTCTGCAGGCTCCGCGAGGCCACCCCATAGGAGCGGTTCTTGCCTATCTTCCTCGAGCCGAGCTCTCGCTTGGCGGCAAGGTTGACCTCCTCGGCAAAGACCTTGAGTATCTTCTCGAATTCCGTCAACGATATGTATTCAAAGCGTATACCGCGACTATACGATCCGTCGAACCTGCCACGGTGTACTCTTTAACGGGATATGGCGTGATATCTCCAGCCGGCAAGAGGATGGTCGCTGTCGTGTCGTTGGTTCCTTCCACAAGTCGGAAGTCCACATCCTCCGTGGAGAAGTCGGTGTCTGCGAGGGTGACAGTAAAAGTCCATCCGTCGGCGTAGGTCTGGCCTTCTTCGTTGTTGTCTGCGTCGAAGGTGATGGTGTCACCGGTAGTCAGACCCGTAGCATCCGCGAGGAAAGCGTAGGCTGCGTCGTCCGTAATCGTCCCACCAGCTTCTACTTTGACCTTGACCTTGGACAAGACAGCCGTAGCGCGAGAAGATGTCGGTGTGATGGTCAACTCTACATCGCGCCCATCGGCACCAGCTACTGGCGTCGTCACCGTGAGGGAAGCGACCTTCCTACCTTCGGGGATGGTGTTCGTAGGTACTGCGATTCTTAACTTGTCATCTACGAGGTACCCGCTGCCTCCCGTGGTGGCTTTGATTGTGTCCAACGCTCCTGTGGCGGCAAATACCACGCTGAAGACTCCAGAAGCCCCTCCGCCTGTCAAGGTCGTGGCCGAAAGGCTGGCGTACGTCTTCGATACGGCAATGCGAGTAGGAGGGGCACCGACGATACCGCCCGAGGTGTCGGGAGCGGAAGAGGTCACGAGTGCGGCTGCGAAGTATTGGCCGTAGGGCTTCACCGTGTAAGAGACTGCACTGTTCGCGCAGTTGTGCATCCATCCGTTAGCGGTTTGGGCTCCGTCTGCGACTTGCGTGTTGGTTTGTTTGATTAGTTGATACATCACTTGTTTTTTCCGAGGATGATGGCGTTGAGGATGCGCTTGATGAGGTCCACGATGTCGTCATCCTTCGTGGTTTCGGTGAGTGCCGTGATCGTGCCGGCGGCGGCGATGATGGCGAGGGCGATTTCTGCCCAGTGGGTTTGGAGAAATTCCATATCAGGGGGTTTTGATGTTGTAGTATGCTTTGAGGCAGTGGTCCTCTTCTATGTAGTCGAGGAGCCGCTGAAGGGAAGAACCCAAGGGAGAGAGGGTGCCCCTTACGAGGTTGGCCCCCAGCACTGCCGAGATGGTCTGGTGTCCGAAGGGGTATCCGTGTGGCTTGATGAGGGTGTCGGAGAGGAGAAGCTCTGCCACGATAGAAGCCATAAAGGAAGCCCTGCGTCCGAGGTCGTAGAGCCACCCCCACGGGCGGAAGTCGGTGAAGATGCGCACGAGGAATCCATACAAGGGACCCACCACGAAGAGGGCGAGTCCTGCGAAGACGAGCGGTATGATGAGGAGGTTCTTCATTCTTCAGGGGTGAACCATCCATTCTCCACCATGTACTCGTAATCCCTTATCGTGGTGGTCGATGGTACGATATGTCCGAAGGGGAACTCTTTGTTGTTGAGGACGTACGAGGCGAGGTTGAAGCGTTCCGTCTCGTTGAGTTCCGGGAAGAGAGAGACGAGCTTCTCGATGGTGGCCTGTGGGTGTACGGGAATCACATACGAGAGGTCCACTTGCAGGGCGTGCTGGATGCCGTCGGGGTGTGTGATGACGCCGAACACTGTGCCGTCTTTTTGGTAGTCGGCCTGTAGTGCAAGTGGGACGGTGATGTTGTACAGCTCTCGTGTGATGCTCTTGGCTCTGACTTCACTCGTCAAGAACCCTTCGGGGAGGACGATGATGTAGGTCATGGCGTGTAGATGTTGTAGTAGTCGTTGATGTTGGTTTCGATGCCAGTGCGGTTGGTGGATTGGTCAGAGGGGTAGATTATTAATTCACTGATGTAGCCAATAAACGGACTAACCGACGGCCCTCTTGCACCAATATGCAAATCCTGCGCTGCGTCGCCTGTGCGTGGGGCGTCAGTTTTCGTGTTATTTCCATAGTCGGTTCCGCCATTGACAGCACCT